GCAGCATCAGCCACAGGCAACCAAGGTGCAGCATCAGCCACAGGCAACTATGGTGCAGCATCAGCCACAGGCGACCAAGGTGCAGCATCAGCCACAGGCAACCAAGGTGCAGCATCAGCCACAGGCAACCATGGTGCAGCATCAGCCACAGGCTACCAAGGTGCAGCATCAGCCACAGGCTACCAAGGTGCAGCATCAGCCACAGGCAACTATGGTGCAGCATCAGCCACAGGCAACCAAGGTGCAGCATCAGCCACAGGCAACTATGGTGCAGCATCAGCCACAGGCGACTATAGTGCAGCATCAGCTACCGGCAAGGATAGCATTGCTCTTGCTGCCGGATACGGGTGTAAGGCTAAGGGAGCTATAGGTTGCTGGATAGTCCTCGCAGAACGTGGAGAATGGAACGGTAATACCTACCCGATTAAGGAGGTCAAGGCGTTTGAAGTTGATGGGGAAAAGGTTAAGGCTGACACATGGTATATGCTAGTCAATGGAGAGCTTAAGGAGGTTTAGCGGAAGTAATTAATTCAAAACCAAGATAGATATGAATAAGGAAGAATTTCTGAGCAAAAGAGATGCCATCAATTTAAAGTTAAAAGAATTGAATGGCGAAAAGGAACAGCTGGAAAAGGAATACATTGAATCCAACCAAGGATTCCCTATTGGAAGCAAGGTTTGTATAACAGTCCCGGATCATGAAAGGTTTTCTCTTTTGGACAATGAAAGGATATTGGTCCCCGAAGCGAAGAAGTTAGCCTATATTGCAGATTATGAGATTGATGATAACGGAGAGGTTGTCCCCTCTTTAAGACAGTTGGATTACAATGGGGGCATGTCAGAAATGCCTTTATATGTTAATTTTAAGAAGGTTATAATTGAATTAATGTAAATCAGAACAGAAATGAATACTAAAACATTTCAAGAAGTCGCCAGGATTTGGAGTGCTGCGAAGCAGCCCATTATAAAGCATGCCACGATGTGCGCGTATATGCTTACCCTTCAAACCCATTTACTCCCATATTATGGGACGGCGACAGCTATATCGGAAAGCGACGTTCAGAAATTTGTTCTCTACAAGCTTTCCTCTGGTCTTGCTAAAAAAACCGTAAGGGATATTGTGGCGGTGCTGAAATCTATAGTCAAGTATGGTGGGAAACATAAGTTATTCCCTTATGAGGAGTGGGAGATAAACTATCCTACAGATACCGAATCTCACCGTTTGCCTACTTTGTCCTTAAACCATCAACAGATACTGATGAGCCATCTCACCGAATCCCCAACTCCTAAGAATATAGGCATTCTGCTGTCTCTGTGTACCGGCATGAGGATTGGAGAGGTGTGTGCCCTGCGATGGGAAGATGTGGATTTCAGACAGAAGGTAATCACCATTAGTTATACAGCAGGAAGGATATACAACTGCGAATCAAGAACTACGGAAAGGACTTTCACTTCTCCCAAAACACGAAATTCATACCGGGAGATACCTATCTCAAGACAGCTTCTCTTTGCCTTGAAGGAAGTAAAGAAAATATCTCCGTCCCGATTTGTAGTAGGAACATCAGGACGTCCGGAAGATCCCCGTTCTTACCGTGATTTCTTTGCCCGGCTCTTGAAGCGTCTGAATATTCCGCACATTGTGTTTCATGGACTCCGGCATACATTTGCTACCAGATGCATTGAAAGTCAATGCGATTATAAGACAGTGAGTGTAATTCTTGGACATTCGAATATCGCTACCACACTCAATTTATATGTGCATCCCAATCTCAATCAAAAACAAAGATGCATTGAGCGAATGAGCAACTTCTTAAAAATTAAATGACCCTCAAAACATAGCAGATATGA